TGTTTTTTATAGCTGACGGCATCGGCGCCCCAACACGCGCGGCAGTCGCCACAGTGGCCGGCCCGCTCGGGAGCGCTGCAGGCTTCGAAACCGGTTAGCGGGTTGCCGGTGTGGACCCCCGACACCGCGAGACCCGGCGCCATGCGCCGCAGAGACTCAAAACCGGCCGGTGTTGGCTGATCTATGCGCGGTGTGGATAGCCGGACCCGCAGGTTATCAGGCAGCGTGTTACCAGCTAGAAAGCGCTTCACCATGCCGGCTTCGCGAGTCGGAAGCCAAAACCGAACACCGGGAACGGCGCGCGCGATATCGGCCAACACCGCTAGGTGTGCGACGCTCTGAATATCGCCGCTATCATGCCAACGAAAAAACCGGCCGTCGTCGCGGCCGATAGGCTTCCCGCGTTCTAGGTTGCGCAGGGTCCGGCGCTCCCGGTGTTCTAGGATCGCGACCCAATCGGCAACCCACCGCGCGCGGGTCTCGGGTGTTTCTAGCGCTGCCATAAGCGCTGCATAGCGGCGTTCCATTGCGTTCTTAGTGGACCGCCAGGAGTAGCTACCCTTTAGGGCGTAGCAGCCGTGGCATGTGCTACCGGGTTGCTGCGCGAGTATCGCGCCCAATTGGCATCGGGTCGCGGGGATCGACCACGAATATCCCGGCATTTTACTAGGGTTAGATAGACCGCCAACGCGGGCGGCGAGCGATTGCAGGGAAGCCATTAGAGCTCCCTTCCATCTATTCGCTCGAATCGCGAAACGATATCCGCCGGCAGCGCGTCGTAGCAGGGGGCGCAAATAACCGCAGCCCTAGTGGCGCTCTCAAGCAAAACGGCCCGGCGCGCGTCCATAATACGGCCGCAATCGGGTTGGGGGCAGGATATCGCGCGCCCTACCGCGCTACGCAGTAGCGCTCGATTGGCGGTGTGTTCTAGTTCCCCGGTTACCGATTGCGCAACCCTACGGCGCGCCGGGTTAGCCCGCGGCTTTTTGACGCGTACCTTTTTACCATCCAAAAGCCGAGCCGCATCGATAACCGACAACTCGACGGAAAAAGCCCGCACCCACTGCCGGCCTATCCGTTTTTCCATCCGTACTGTTCGGCGCTTGACGATTGCACGGCGCCGGCCGCTGGGGGCGGTGAAAATAGCGTTCACCGTCCCCGACTCGCGCCAACCCCGCACGCGGTAACCGCGGGTCACATACGCGCGCGCCTCCGCGACCGAACGCTCCCGAGCCCGTCGTATCGTTCTAGAGTTGTTTTCCAATGCCATAGCTTACTCCCATATATAGGCGTTAAATGCCCAAAGGCATTATCGGCGCTCGAGTGGTTTTTATCAACCCCTAAAAGGGTCTTCCGTAAATTCTCTTGGCGATGTGGGCTTTACGCTACGTAGCCCGATAGCTCCGGAGTAGGGCTAGCCCCACGCGGGGATCTCGCGGCGTAGCGGTTTGGGGGCGTGGGTAGATGGCACCATGGCGCGCTGCGTCGCGATTGACGCGCCCCCGCGGGTCCCTTCCCCAGAGCGTTAAAACCGGGTTACGCGCGTCCCGGGCTAAACCTAGTTAGTTCCAACTATGGGGGTTCCACCACGATGGCGATGCAGCCGAAGGAGTGGACGCTCAGCGCCCTCAGTGTCGAGCTCAAGCATGACAGACGAACGCTCGCGAAAAAACTGTCGGACGTTGATCCCGTTCGTTCGAAGGGGCGGGTGAAGTACTGGCGGCTGAGCGATGTGCTCGAGGCGCTCGGCAACACGCAGAAAGCCGCAGAGAAGTCTGAGTCGGAGTCGGCAGCGCGAACGCGCCTGACCGTTGCCCGCGCGGATATCCACGAAGCAACCGCATCTCAGATGGCGGGTGACTTGATCCCGATGGATCAAATCGCGACCGCCTGGTCGAAGATCGCGATCCGCCTACGCGGCTCCTTGATCGCGTTGCCGAATCGGGCAGCGCCACTGGTTCAGCACACGACAGACCTCGAAGAGATTCGCGAGCTACTGCGAGTCGTCGTCTACGAGGCGCTCGAAGAACTTGCCAACATGGAGGTCGAGGTCGAGACAGATGACAGCACCGAAGGAAAACCCCCCGGCGATCAAACTGTCAGGCCACCGCGGCCTCGCACTCGCCGGCCGAACGGCTCTGGATCTTCTGAGGCCACCCCCGAAGCTCACGGTCTCTGAGTTTGCGGACCAGCACAGATTTCTAAGCCGCGAAACATCGAGCGAGGGTGGCGGAAGGTGGCGCACCGATCGCGTCCCCTACCTGCGCGAACCCATGGACTGCTTCACCGACCCGAAGGTCGAAAAAATCGTCATGATGACAGGAGTACAGGTCGGGAAATCTGAGTTTTTGAACAACTGCATACTGTATTTCATGGTGGCCGACCCTGCCTCGATAATGATGACTCAACCCCGCGAGTCGGACGCCAGGAAATACAGTCTGTCTCGGCTAAAGCCGATGTTTCGCGACTCGCCAATCTGCAAAGGGTTGGTCAAGCCTCCCAAGGCGAGAGACTCTGAAAACACGATTCTCCAGATGAACGGCGACGGATGGCGCCTGGTTCTCACGGGAACGCAGAGCCCCCGAGGCGTCCGGGGAGATCCGATCCGGATTCTCTTGATGGACGAGCTCGACGCGAGCCTCGTTTCAAACGCAGAAGGCGACGTTCAGGAGCTCGCGACGGCTCGCACAACGACCTTCAGCAATAGGAAGGTGGCGCTCGTTAGTACTCCCACGGACGAAGAAACCAGCCGAATAAAACAGGCCTACGATGCGAGTGACCAACGTGTGTACTTGGTGCCATGCCCAAGCTGCACAGAGCTGCAAACGCTTCGCTGGGCAAATGTTCGCTGGGAAAAAGACAGCGAGGGAAACCATCTCCCCGCGACTGCAAAGTATTATTGTGAGCACTGCGGTGTAGAGTGGACGGAATCCGAGCGCCACCAGGCTGTGCGGCAGGGCCAGTGGCGCGCTACAGCTGAGTTTAACGGAACCGCCGGGTTTCACCTCAACGGCCTGTACGCACCTTGGGCAAACCTGTCTCTGCCAAAGCTCGCGGAAAAATGGGTCAACGCAACCTCTGGCGGGGGAAAACCGCATCTGCTCCGAACATTCACTAACACCATTTTGGCTGAATGTTGGTCGGAGTCGTATCAGTCGCTGGACACGACAGGCCTCGCTGAGCGGATCGAAAAATATCCCGAAGAAAACGGGGTTACCGTGATCCCCGCTCAGGTTGTCGTCTTATGTGCCGGCGTCGATGTTCAGGCAGACCGAATTGAGTGCAGCGTCGTCGGCCACGGCAGAGCCGACGAGCAATGGGTGATCGAGCACGTTGTCTTCGCAGGATCTCCCGGCGAAAAAGACGTTTGGAATCAACTTTGGGAGTACTTGACGCGGCCATGGCAGATCGAGAAGCGCGGAGAGGAGTACATCCGCGCGACGTGCGTCGATACCGGGTTTCACACCCAGGCCGCATACGACTTCTGCAGAGCTCGATACCGATATCCAACTCCTGACGGTCGCCGCGGAATGCTCTTTGCGATTCGAGGACAGGCTGGCGGAAGCGGTGGGGACATCTGGCCTCGGAAGCCACTGCGGTCGAAGACTGCGAAAACGCCGGTCTTCGGCATACGCGTAGAGCCCGCGAAGGAAGTTCTCTTCTCCAGCATCACGAAAATCGTCGCTCCCGGGCCTGGGTACATCCACTTTCCAGAGCGACTCCCGCAGGACTATTTCAAGCAGTTGACTGCCGAGCGGGTCGTTACGCGGTACGACGCGCGGGGATTTCCAAAGCGCGTCTGGGAGCTCAAGGGTCAGGGCCGACGTAACGAGTGCCTTGACACATTTGTCTATCAGTACGCTGCGAAATGCGCGTTGGAGGCCGGCGGGATGGTCGTCGATCGCGAAGCGGAGCGTATGGACGCCTGGCTCGCGGCGGCTGAGCAGGAAACTCCTGTCTCGCCGTCGCCCGCCACGCCGGCCTCGGTGCCTCCTTCGCCGGGGTCGGCGGAACACAACCCCGGGACAGCCGTGAGCCCGAGGCAGCAAAAGATTTCCCGTTCAAACTATCTGGGGAGATGACACATGGCTTTCAGCGCCGCCGACCTAGTCGCCGTCGAGACAGCAATCAAAAGCGGAGAGCTCCGCGTTCAGTATAACGACAAGATGGTCGTATACCGATCGATCGCAGAGCTCTTGTCCGCGCGAGATTTGATCCGCTCCGAAATCAACGCCCCGGCTTCTTCCAGCAGTCGAATCGCCAAACAAGTTCGGTTTGCGACGAAGACGGGGTTTGGAACATGAGCGACACCGTAATCCTCTACGGAGCCGATGGCAGGCCGATGAAGATTCACGCGGTCGGCTGGGACGCTGCAAAGCCGTCCTCCGCTAAAGATCGCGTCCGCGCCTTCAACTGGACTTCGAGCACCGACTCGATCAACAGCTTGCTTGCGACGGGCGGCGTCGGGACGATGCGAGCTCGATCACGCGAGGCTGTCCGAAACGACCCGGTCGCAGCCAGGTCTATCGACGCATTCGTCGCAAACTGTATTGGAACAGGCATCAAGCCGATGCCAATCGTAGAAGACGAGGATTTTAGGGTTGAGGTCAACGAAGCGTGGAGTGAATGGTGCTACGAGTGCGACGCAGATGGAAGGGCTGACTTCTACGGCCTCCAAGCCTTGGCAGTGCGCGAGATCCGCGAAGGCGGCGAGGTCTTCGTCCGGTATCGACCGAGGCGACTGTCAGACGGCCTCTCAGTGCCGCTGCAGGTACAGCTCCTCGAAGCAGAGTTTTGCGACTCGACCAAGGATCAAAGCCTTGACGGTGGAAACGTAGTCCGTGCCGGAGTCGAGTATAACGCGATAGGAAAGCGCACCGCCTACTGGATGTTCCGACAGCATCCTGGCGACATGATATCGATGGGAAACTTCTCATCGGTTCCGGTCCCCGCGGACTTGATCATTCATGCATTCCAGACTGTTCGCGCTGGACAGTGCCGCGGAGTCCCGTCAGCGGCTCCGATTCTCCAGCACCTGTGGGAGCTCCGTCAGTTCCAAGACGCCGAGCTCGTTCGCAAAAAGCTAGCTGCGATGCTTTGTGCTTTTCAGACAACACCAAACCCCGATATGGACATCCTCGGGGCTGGATCGGTTGCGACAGCGACCGACGGTGTAGAGATCGGTTCGCTCGAGCCGGGAACTCTCCAACTCCTTCCGCCGGGCCACGACATCCGGTTTTCTGACCCGGCAGACGTGGGCGGGAGCTACGAAGCGTTCATGGCGCAGCAGCTTCGGACGATCGCAACCGGCGTGGGACTGACCACGGAACAGCTTTCTGGCGACTACTCCAACGTCAACTACTCGTCCGCGCGAGCGGCACTCATGGAGTTCCGCAAGCAGATGACGCAGTACCAGCACCAAGTGGTTGTGCATCAGATTTGCCAGCCGATTTGGCGCAAATGGTTCCAGTCCGCGGTGCTGTCTGGCCGTCTTGCCATTCCGGCCGGTCTCGACCTGCGCCGCGCTTCTCGCGTCCGATGGGTCACACCCGGATGGGATCAGGTCGATCCCCTCAAGGAGGTTCAAGCCTCGGCGGCAGCGATCCAGGCCGGCATCAAGAGCCGGGACCAAGTGATCGCCGAAAGGGGTATCGACCCCGAGGAGCTCGACGCGGAGATCGCCCGCGGGCTGGAACGTGAAAAGGGCCTCGGTCTCAAGTTTGAGCCGCACATCGACGGTGAACTTCCCGAGAGCAACGAAGAAACTTCCGAAGAGGAAGGGGGATCTGTTTATGCACTCTAAGGGTACGGGCAGTCAGGCAGCGATGGAGCTCGCGAGCCGCGTTTACAATCAGCCCCTTGCGATCGACGCAGATAGCCTGCGTTTTTTCACATGGGCGCGGGCGGACATCGAAGACATCGAGACGTGGATGGCGATGGCTCTCGAACGGTACGAGCAATCGAAAGAGGCTAATCGAGAGGGCGTTGCGATCATCCCTATTCGCGGAAGCCTTTTTCGAGGCACCTTTTTCGATGACTACGAAGCAATCGGTGACGCACTCGATGCCGCCGTTTCCGACCCGAGCGTTTCTTCGATTTTGCTCGACGTAGACTCTCCGGGCGGCGAGGTACGGGGAATGTTCGACCTCGCTCATCGAATCCGAGAAGCGCGCGGCACAAAACCGATTGTCGCCCTGGCGGACGACCAGGCGACTTCCGCCGCCTACGCGCTAGCAAGCGCCGCCGACGAGGTTGTCGCGAGCCCCACCGCCACAATCGGATCGATAGGAGTTGTCGCTGCACACGTCGATACGAGCAAGGCAGCCGACCAGGCTGGCGTGAAGATCACAGAGGTCGCCTCGGGACATCAGAAGACAGCTCTTTCGTCCAACCAGCCGCTATCGAATCTGGGCAGAGGGATTCTGGAGAAAGCCGTCGATTCTGCGGCTTCGCAGTTTTTCAACCTTGTATCCGAAAATCGAGGGATCCCGGTCGAAAACGTCGAGGCACAAGAGGCCGGAATCTACTTTGGCGAGGAGGCCGTAGCGGCGGGCCTTGCAGACCGCGTTGCCTCTCGCAGCGAGGTGTTATCGAGCCTCTCTTCAAACTCATCCGCACCGACCGGCCACAGCGTTTCGGTGTCGGCAAATTCCAGCGCGCCCACAGTGGGCGCTACGGACACCCCAGCAGTATTAACCACGAACACGGAGGAGAAGCCAAAAATGGCCGAATCCGAACAGACCACGACCGAGGTCGTCGAGCCGGAGCTCGAAGAAACGGTCGAAGAGGCGGTGGTGGAATCCTCCGTCGATGAGAGAGAGGTCATTGACCTCGACCAGGCCCGCGCCGAAGGGCGCGAAGCCGCGACCGCAGAAGCCCGAGAGATTGTCGAGCTCTGCACGATCGCTGGTCGCCCTGCGGCGGCAGCGGAATTCATCAGTTCCGGGGCGAGCATCGAACAGGTGCGAGCGAACCTGCTTGAGGCGAAGGCCTCGAACGCCGGATCCGAAATCAACAACGCCGTCGATGCGCTTGCGTCGAGCGGTGAACCCCAAGTCGAGCTCGACCCCTACGCGATTTATCGCGAACGGGCGGCTCGGCCCAAGGAAGGGAGGTAGCCAAAAATGGCGACCAAGACTGAAACTCAGCACACGGCATCGTTCATCGTGAGCGAAGCCAACGGGAATCGTTCCCGCGAAGAGGTGACCATCAAGTCCGGTCAGAATCTCGCAGCGGGCACGGTCATCGGTCTCCACTCCGGTGGCGACTACGCTGCCTACGACGACAGTGACCCTGCTTCCGCTTACGGAATTCTGATCGAGGCGACCGACGCTTCGTCCGCAGCGAAAAACGCTGCCGTCCTCGTAAGGGACGCAGAAGTCGTCGAAGCGGAAGTAACCGGCGAAGACGCCAACGCGAAGACCGATCTCGCGTCCATCATCTGGCGATAGCGCCGGTTAGAAAACGAGGTAAATCACCATGGCAACCATGGATGTTTTCGAGAGTGACGCATTTAATATGCGCTCTCTCACAGCGGCGATCAACGCCACTCCCTTTGTTCCCGGTCGCGTTTCCGAACTCGGGATTTTTGAAGAGTCGGGCGTGACGACGACCAAGGTTTCGGTCGAACGTCTCGCTCCGTCGGTCGGTCTGGTCGCGACCAGTGCGCGCGGCGCACCCCCGGTGCAGAACACCGCGGACCTCCGCACTCTGTACGACCTGAACACCAGTCGCATCGCGATCAGTGACACTTTGTACGCTGACTCTGTGCAGGGGGTGAGAGCGTTCGGTAGCGAGACCGACGTGCAAGCTCTGCAAGCCGAGGTCAATTCTCGGTTTGAGAAACTGGCGCAGCGCATCGCGGCCACAATCGAATTTCAACGCTTTACTGCCCTCGAAGCGGTCACTATGGATAGTAACGGAACGACCGCACTCGTTACGAGTGCTGACGTGTTCCCCGGATCCGTTCCGGCCGCGCTCGACATGGCGCTGGGTTCGACGGGTGTTCGCACGAAGATCAGTCAGGTGATCCGAAGCATCGAGAATGCGCTCGGAGGACGTTCGTACAGCAGCATTCATTGCTTCTGCGACGACACGTTCTTCGACAATCTCGTTTCGAACGCAGACGTGATCGACTCCTACAAGTACGTCGATGGCGGCGCACTGCGAGACCGCACCGCACGACGGTCGATCTCGGTAGGTGGCATCGACTTCGAAGAGTACCGACCCGGCACTCCCGATCCGCTCGGGAACGGAACCGCAATCGCGTTTCCCATCGGTGCGGGCATCTTCAAGTCGGTGTTCGCCCCGGCCGACTACAACGACACCGTAAACACCACAGGGCTCCCCTTGTACGCTCGGCAGTTCGCCGATCCGCTCGGGGATCGCTTCCGGCTTCTGGAGGCGCAGTCCAACGTGCTCAACGTGTGCGTCGAGCCTTCGGCGGTCTACCCGCTGGACGACGGCGTATAGCGTAAACACAGTCGGAGTAGTTCGCCGTTCCTGGGGTGGGACGGTGGGCGAACGGGGCGGGGTCGCTTTGCGGCCTCGCCCCTTTTTGTTGGGGGTGGCTTTATGGGTTGGCTGGACTTGGCTGCGCGCGTGCAAACCGCGAGTCAAACCGTTTTCGGTGAAAGCGTGACGTTTACTCCGGCGGGTGGAAGCCCGGCGACAGTAACCGGAGTGTTTGAAGCCGAGCACGCCTTCCAAGAGGTGATGGGGGACACAACGATCGAGACAGCTCGTCCGGTCGTGGCGTTTCGCATCGCTTCGCTGTCCCAAACCCCAGTCCGAGGCGACTCGATTACGGTGAGGTCAACAAACTACACCGCGATCGAGATTCAACCTGACGGGCATGGCGACGTAGTCGTCGTGCTCGAAAAGGCATGAAATGGCGCATGCAAGGCGACGACTTCTCGATGAGGTCAAATCTCTTCTCACCAACCTCGTAACGACGGGAACGCGGGTGTTCGAAGACCCTGCTTCGGCGGTGTCCGACGACTCACTGCCCGCGTTGATCATCGAAGCGAACGACGAGGAGGTCTCCCCGTTGGGAGAGTACTCGTTCGGTGACGAGGGATATCGCCAGCTCCGACGACTCAGCGTTTCTGTGACCTCTATCGCGAAGTCCGCTTCGCAACGAGATCAGTCTGCGCTTGAAGTCGAAGAGGCTCTAATGCGCTCGGACATCGGCGACATGCGAGAGCTCGAGAGAAGCTCTTTCGACTCGACGGCAGACGGTAACTACCGGCTGTGGTCTTCTGCTCTCGCGTTTCGTCTCACCTACCAGACAGAATCAAAGTACCCGCGCGTAGCTGTTCGCTAGGCGCATTTCCAACACGCGGTGCAGTCCGCTCGCGAGTTGCTAAGTCGGCATAGCCGGCTCAGGAGACCATCATTATGGCTACTGGACTACTGGGGCAAAGCTCCTCGCTTGCCTACAGCACCGACGACTTTTCGTCGTCTAACGTAACGATCGCAAATGTGACCTCGGTGTCGGGTCCGACGACAAGCGCCGACTCCGTTGAGGTAACCAACCTGTCCAGCACGGCTGGATATCGTGAGTACATCCAGGGGTTGATTTCCCCAGGGACGATGACCATCGAGTGCAACCTCGACCCATCAGACACGTCGCATCAAGCGATCTTCACGTACATCGAAGACCAGGCGAATACCGCCCTGCACTTCAAGCTAACCTTCAGTGACGCCACCTACATCAAGTTCAAGGGCGTCGTCACCGGAGCCGAAGTGTCTAACCCCATCGACGGAGCCATCACGCTTTCCATCACTATCCAAGTGACGGGTAATGTGGACTGGCCCGGATCGGCATAAGGAGACTGATTCATGAGTGGAACCAACGGCGGTTACGCCACCAAGGATCTGATCCTTAGTGTCAAAGACCTCAAATCCGAAGACGTGTTCGTCGAGGAATGGGGTGCGACCGTGCGCGTCCAAGAGCTCAGGGGAAGCGAGCGCGGTGCGTTCGAGGCTTCGCTCTCGAACATTTCCGCGAAAGGCGACGCCCAGCCGGATATTCGCAATATGCGAGTTCGTCTGTGCGCCATGTGTATCGTCGATGAGTCGGGCAATCGACTATTTAACGATACAGAGCTCGGAAAGCTGGGCTCGAAATCCGCGAGAGCACTTCAAACCGTGTACGAAGTAGCCGCCAGGCTTTCGGGTGTTTCCGACGACTCCGTGGAGGAGGCCGTGGGGGAATCCGAAGCCATCCCGCAAGACGAATCCTCCTCGCTCTCTGCATAGCGCTGGGGATTCCGTCTGTTCGAGAGCTCTATGCGAGGGTGACTTCCTCGGAGCTCACAGAGTGGTTTGCATACTACCAGTTGGACCCGTGGGATGGTTCTAGACGGCATGATCTGCCGGCCGCGATCGTTGCGAGCACGGTCGCCAATGTAAATCGGGGGAAGAATTCAAGGCCACTACAGCCGACGGATTTCATGCCCGACTTTGACGGCAGACACAGCCAGCAGACCGCCGAAGACATTTTCGGCCAGTTTAGGCTCGCGGAAACCCTGACGAAGGCCTCGGACGAAGCACCGTCCGAGGCCCGGGTCAAGGTTGTAACACCCGGAGAGGAGAAGTAATGGCGCGAGGAAATATGGGCGATCTTGTCGCCTATCTTCGTCTCGAAGACAAAAAATTCGTCACCGGGTTAAAGAAAGCCGAGCTTCGCGTAAATAAACTCGGAGCGTCTGCCCAGAGAATTGGTCGCAGCCTCAGCGTTGGCTTATCGCTTCCCCTCGCGGCTGCGGGCGGTGCATCGGTAAAGCTCGCAACAGACTTCGACCGATCGATGACCAAAATCGAAACGCTCGTCGGTCGGTCAAAGTCCCAGGTGGATGCCTGGCGCGAAGACTTGGTTGCGATGGGCCCTGCTCTTGGAAAGACCCCCCAAGAGCTCAGCGACGCGCTCTTCTTCATCACATCCGCCGGCATTGAAAACGCAAAGGCCCTCGACGTACTCAGTAAGAGCGCAAAGGCTTCCGCTGTAGGCCTCGGCGAGACGAAGGTCGTCGCCGACGCCGTAGTGAGTGCGATGACTGCCTGGAAGCAGCAGGGTCTATCTGCCGCAGAAGCGACCGACGTTCTGACAGCTACCGTTCGATACGGAAAGCTAGAGGCTGCGGACTTGGCTGCAGTTCTAGGCCGCGTCACATCGACAGCCGCCGAAATGGGAGTCTCATTCGCCGAGGTGGGCGGGTTTATCGCGGCGTTCTCTCGAACGGGCGCAAACGCGGAGATCGCAGCGACCTCTCTGCGCGGCACGTTGAACACCTTTCTAAAGCCAGGCGAAGAAGCGCTGAAGGTGTTCGACGATCTCGACATCAGCATCGACGACGTGCGGAAAGCTATCCGAGAAGACGGTCTCAGTGTCGCCCTTTTCGAGCTCATCGAGGGCTTCGATGGCAATCTAGACGTTTTGGGAGACGTTATCCCGAACGTCCGTGCCCTTGCTGGCGTGCTCTCTGCCGCACGGTCGCAGGGAATCTCATACGTCGCCATAGCGAAGATGATCGCAGAGTCGGAAGGCATGATGGAAAGGGCCTTTGATCGGACTCGCCAGACCTTCGCTTTCCAGTTTGACGTTTTTGTCGCAAAGGCGTCTGCGATGGGAGTGGCGATCGGCAACATCCTAATGCCGAAGGTTCTGAAGCTGACAACGCACATCGGTGATTACATCACCAAACTCACTGACGCCGGCCGCGAAAATCTCGTTATGGCGGTCACGGCTGGAGCGATAGCGATTGCGCTAGGGCCTGTCTTGTGGTCTCTCGGAATCTTTACCAAGACGATTGGGCTTCTGGCTTTCAGTTGGCTACCGAAGGCCGCTGCGGCGATCATCACATTACGTAAGGCGCTTACCAGCCTCAATATAGTCGCGGCGATTGCCGCTGGCCTGTGGGGCTTGGTCGCTGGTCTTGTGGCTGCCGCAGTCGCTGCGGCCGGGTTTGCCACTACGGTGTTACTCGTCGATGACAAGAAGTTTCGAGACTTTCTGCGATCGATACCCATGATCGGTGAGTCGCTTGACTGGGCTCGCGTCAAGGTCGAGACATTCGTCCTTGAGCTGAAAAAGGTAGGCGTCGTCGCTCACGCGCTTGTTGAGCCGTTTTGGACGTGGGCGAAGTCCATTGGGCGGGTATTTACATCGGTAGGAGTGTTCATCGCGGAGGCGTTCGAGAAGGTCTTCGGCTCCATATCCGTAAACGCCGAATCGTTGTTCCGAACGCTGTTTCCCGGCGCATCCATGCTGCTCGACGTGTATGGATTCGTGGCAGAAAAGGTGTCCGATGTTTGGAGCGACGTATCGGCTCAAGTCCACGACGAACTTCAGTCCATCGAGTCCGAGATAGCGTCTCTGAACGAAGAGTTCGAGACGTTTTGGGCGAAGCAAAAGATTGCCGCAGCGGAAGTCCAAAAGATCCGGATGCTGGAAGTTCTCGGTCTGGGCGACACGCTGCCGGAAGACATGCGTAGCCAGACCGGAAGTGCTCTCAAGCAAGAGCTCGAGGAAATTGTAAAGGGATTCAACTTGGAACCCGGCCACCTGGGGAGCTCGATGGGCCCCGGCGGCGCGGCAGACCCCTCGAAGGAGATACTTGCACAGTCCGACAGGATGAAGACTTTCTTTCGCGACGTAAAGCGAAGCATCGAAGACGCCCTAGACCTCTCACCCGCCCAAAAGTTCAACCGGGAAATCGAGCGCGGAATAGAAGAGGTCACCAAGATGCACAAGGAGCTAAGCGCTGGTGGTGAGAAGGGCCAGGCGCAGCTCGATGCACTGGCGAATTCGCTTGGCCTCTATGACTCGAAACTCTCAACTTTCATCGAACACTACAAAAAGGGGATGGGAGAGCTCGACGCCGCGACTGAAAAAGCCGGCAAAGCGATCCGATTAAACCTTGGAGAGTCCATCAGCTCAACGATCGACGAGATGTTCACCGGGTTTTTGCGCGGGACCAGAGACCTTGAGAGTTTCACTGAAATATGGGCGAACTCTATGATAGGAATCGTTGAGAACATGTTTTCTCAGTTCATCAAGTCAAAGCTGAACTTCGATGCAATCTTCGAGAAGAACTTCATGGAAGACCTTCTGCCAACAGTCAAAGATTTCGCGACGCAGGCGATGAGTGCTATCGGCAGGGTCTTCGGCTTCGGAGGTTTCGATTCCACGTCCCTGGGCGACCTGAAAAACCCAGCCATCGCAAACATGGACTTCAGCAGCCGAGCAGCGTCGATCGACAGCCTCGGATTATCCGGTCTCGTACCAGGCCACGCGAAGGGGGGAATCACGACCGGGCCGCAGCTCGCCGTCGTTGGCGACAACCCGAGCGGTCGGGAAGCGATCATTCCGCTGGAGCGCTGGCAGGAAGTCATGGGCGGCAGTGGCGATGCGGCGCCAGAAATCCACATCCACTCTCCGAGCGCTTTGCAATCGCAGCGCAGCGGTCGCGACACAAACGGTCGGAAGTTTCTCGAACTGATCTTCGAGGGTGCGAAGGGCGCCGTGGCCGACGATATCGTGCGCGGTGGCTCGGTTGGGCGGGCTATTTCCGCCACCTTCGGAAGCCAGCCGACGGGAGGGGTCTGACATGCCGACCTGGCCGGGTTCACTTCCGACGACTTTTCCGCTGGGTACGAAAGAGGAGGCCAACCAGAACACGGTCGCTTCAGATATGGATGCCGGCGTGAGAAAGATGAGGCCGCGTTACACCGCCCTGGTCAGGTTCCTTGAGCCGCCCGGCGAACGCTTCATCTTTACCGAATCACAGAAAGAGGCGCTGTTTACTTTTCACGACACGACCTGCGGATTTGGCTCGCTCGAATTCGATTGGGTCTCGACGGGCCCGACCCCAGAGTTTGACGGTGTCACAACCGCCCAAAAATTTCGGTTCGACGGGCGTCCCACTGCCCAGGTGATTCGGCCTGGCAGCGCATCGACCAGGCTCTGGTCTGTCGCAATGCGCCTCGAAGTGCTGCCGGTCTGATGCCGCGGCAGGTAAGCGATGCGTTTCGAGAGGCGTTCTCAGCCAGCTCGACTGACCAGATTGCACTAGTCATGCTCGAAATCACACACGCCACCATGGCGACCCCGGTACGCGTTGTACTCGATACCGTCTCGCACGGATTCGGCGAGACCGGGACGGCGACGACGCTTTTAGGAAACCACAGTGCTGCCGGGTCGGGTCTTTCGGAGATACTGGTGGCGGACCACGCGAATTTCGCAGTCGGCGACCAAGTGCGCGTAATGGAAAACGCCGGCCAGGTTCGATCCACGTCACAGAACGCCGTGGCCGGAGACACGCGTTTACAGCTAGATAGCGTTGGAGGTTTAGCGGTCCACGATCCGATTCACATTGGCCTCGACTCTGGCGCTCTCGACTTCCGCTGGATCCGGAAAATCTCCGGCCTGACGGTAACACTCGACGACGGACTTTCTTCGGCGTCCACCTCACCAAAGTCGGTGACTAAAATCGGGTGGTCGTATGGACGAATCGGCGTGAAAGATACTACGGGTGGTGACAGGCTGGAATTCGTGAAGCCCGCCGCACACAACTGGCCCGGAGGGAATTCTGGTAACCCTGTCCAGAAACTGAACGAATACCTTCCCTACCCGTTCGAGATCGAGCTTGGCAACTCAGAGCCCGGGTCTTTCACTGGTGCGCGCCTCCGGATAGACAACATCGATCGGTCGATCTTGGCAGCGTTCCGAGCCCTAAAACCAAGTGACGAAGCGGCAGAGGTGACCATTCGCGTTGTTCTTGCCGACACGCCCGAGGTGGTCGAATTTGAGACGCCGCCGCTCGCATGGCGCGGTCTCGGCTTTGACAACCAGACTATACAAGGGGATCTGTCGGCCCCTTCGTTTTTGGTAACCGCGTTTCCTGCGACGTACTTCACACCGACGAATTTCCCGAACATCTTTTCGCAGATATGAGCTCTGGCTGGGAATCGAGCTACATCGGTATCCCTTACCAAAACCGAGGGCGAGACCGCGAAGGCATCGACTGCTACGGCCTTGTGGTTCTGGTTTTCAGAGAGGTATTCGGGGTCCGACTTACGTCTTTCGATGACTTCGATATCGAGTCCCCCGACATCCATCAGGTCTGGGACGATTCGAGGAGATCGGAATGGGTGCGCGTGGCCGACGAGGACGTGAGGCCCGGCGACGTGGTGGACGCGATTCTTATGCGAATCCCGCACTGCGGGATCGTGGTCGATACAAACAGAATGATTCACAGCCGCGTCGGCGTAGGCGTGCTGATCGAAAACTTTTCGAGGGGATACTTTTGTCGGAGAATTCGGGGTATTTACCGACACCGCGACATGGTGTCCTAGAAAAGCTCTATCCGTCTGACGGATTTGCGCCCGATGGATACGTCCGCTTGCGGGAGCAAATGTCGATCTTCGACAAGTCGGACAGTCGTGAAATCGTTCTTCCGGTCGGCATGAGTCTTTCCGAGATGGCTCTTCAAGAGTTAGGCGGTCGTCTCAGTGATCGGCACGTCGTGACCGTTGGCGATCAGATCGTTTCGCGCGAACACTGGGAAACGACAGTCCCCGAATCGGGGCAACTCGTCCACTTCGTCGAGGCTCCAGGCGGAACCGAACTCATCATCGCCTCTCTGGTCGCCACACTGGTTAGTGTCTCACTAACGGTGGCAGGTGCGATCACGGGGAACAGCTATCTCATGATTGCAGGTGCAGCAGTCGGGCTACTCTCGATGGGGCTTGGCGCGTGGGGGGTAGGCGCCGCACCGCTCACGTCGGTGGTCTCCAACAAGGTTCTAGTCGCTGGCTCCGGTATCGCTCTCGGTGCGGCGAACGTCCTTGCCGGCTTTATTGCGCGTCCCCAGAGACAAAAAGGAAGAGACTCCGGTTTCAAGGCGAGCCCGCACCTCGTCGGCCTGCGAAACACCATCCGAAAGTTCGATCCGGTGCCGAAGGTTTTGGGAAAGGTGCGAGTGGCTCCGCCTTACGGACAGCACCCCTACGCCCGCGTGATCGGCGAAGATAGATTTTTTTTCGGTCGCTTTATCGTGTCGAAGGGGCCCACGCTGATCTCCGACATTAAGATCGGCGAGACACCTCTCGAAAACTACTACGTGAGCGACGGCTATCAGTCGATGAACTTTCCACACTTAACGCACACCGGAAGTTCCCAACCCGACGCTGGAGATTTTCAAGTCACAAACTTAAAAGTTTATCTGCGATCGGGCGATTACAAGTACGGGGTGATCTCGAGCCAAGGGTACCTCGCCACCGATTCAAAGATGTGGCTCTTCCCATATAAGACGACGAGAACCTCGGATGCCGAAGGGAATTTCACTGACCCGGGACAGCACCAGCCATGGACATGGGGAGAACGAGAATGGTGGGACGCCCGAAAGGTTCTAATTCCGACGACGCGCGGTGATTTCATCGCAAGGTGGGTAACCCAGGTATGCATGCCACCTCACCCAAGTGTCTCTGTGACTTCGACGATTGTCAGCGACACTTTTGTCCACGCAAATATGTATCGCACCACAGCATGGTTTCGAGACGACGTTCCCTCGTTTCGAGACCTTGAAGGTATGTCTGGCGTCGCGGGTGAGACATGGTTGCCAGTAACGGATGCGTCTGAATTCTTGGTCAACGACTGGATCGAGGTACCGATCAAAAACCAGGGCGACGTTCTGGAGTGGGATACAGCGCCGATCTCCGAACTCGACAGCACATGGAACACAAACGCAGGACGGTACCTCGGTGGGTATGTGACTGCGGTCGATACGGCCAGCTCTCCTAACCGAATACGGTTTCGGCCGAACGCAAAGTACAGCTCCGCTCCATATGCTGGGACGGTGCCTGCGAATGCGCCTATTACGATGTGTTGGGGGGGCGATAACGCACACAACGGAAACTACGCTTCCGATACAGACTCTGTCTCGTATCAGCATCGGGCTTATTTGTACGCGGGAACATCCTCAACAGCATCGAGCGTAAACCAGAGAAACAAGAGCGCGCACAGGTACTCTGAGTGGGATAGCGCACGACTGTATCGGTTCGACCGCGCCCTTGGGACGCCGGTCAAGTTCGAGTGGCACAAAAACTTAAAGTCGCTCAAAGAGGACGTGCTCTTTCAGCAGCGAACAGGCTTTCCTGAAGAACCACGTCTCAACATGATTCAGGAAAGCGTGTACCTCGACGACAACGTCACGCCTTTGAACTCGTACACAGGTGGGTTTGAATCGGGGCTTCGAGCCGACCCTAAGATCCGCACCAGTGCCGAAAATGCCACACGCATCCGCGTAAGCTTTTCGCTCGCCCCGATGTTCTATCAGGATAAACTGGACGGAGATAAACACGCGGCGGATAGCATTTTGCACTTCGCTATTCGCGAGACCCCCGAAGACTCATCGGGATCGACGCCGACATCGCCGGCTTTTGGGAACGACTTCCGATGTGAGGCCGGCGGACAAACGAGCGGATGGGTTACGGGAGCCAGGACAAAGGTTTTCCGCGGCGAAGGAATCTCGACTCCTACAATTGCCGTGAAAGTCTCGAACAAAAGCGACAGCGTGAAGAATGTCGCTTTTGACATCATCCCCGATTCGGCTTCGCCCAGCTCCGGTAAGCAGTACGACGTGAAAGTTGGAGTGGATGACTACGGGTACAAGGGCAAGTCCAATTTTTACCGCGACATCAAGTGGATCGGGCTCGAGTCCACGCTGACTTCGGATGCGGTCATAGAGTCGGACTTGTCTGAACTTCAAATCCGGCTTAAAGAAAACTCGCTCGTCGAAGACCTTAACTGTGTCGCGCAGTCGCTCATCGCGTACTACGACGGATCGAGTTGGGTTGAGCCGGTATTCAATATGGACGAGGCGCAGCTCACGAAATTCCAGGCTGCATCTGATAATCCTGCTTGGCAAATTGCGGACATTGTGCGCGGCAAAGCCTGCGCTAAGCCTGTGGACGATCGATACATCGATGGGGACTCGTTTCTGGAGTTCGCGAACTGGTGTGACAACCCTTACACCGGAGAAGCGGCGACGGTCGGAAACAACGTCGGGGACGGTTCGTCGAGCTATGCGGCAAACGATACCGAGGTCGATTTAACCTGGGGAGAGTTCTGGGCAACGCGCGACGATCTCACGATGACGGAAAAGCTGCCGGCCACAAGCGCTGGCTACACATCCGAATACTGGGAGACGGTGCAAACGCCCACCGCAATCCCTTTGGGGGCGGCGACCGGCTCGAAGTTCCTGCACGCGACAATTCGCCGCCCGACCACAGAGGCATCGCACTGGGATACGTCTGACTGGAGTTTTCAGGCGGAAATCATTGCTTCCGACAGCTCAACCACGGGTGTCAAGACCGCCCCTTCGGTCGAACTAGTCGCAGGTGATTGGGTGACGCTCACTTGGGATTTCACTGACGAAACCGTCGCTACCACCGCCAACGACTGCAAGATCAGAATCTTCGGTTTGACCAACCAGCAACTTCTACCAACGATCTCTGAAATAGCGACTGGCTGGACTGGGCACACGACTGCTCAGATTTCTCGCGTCTGGATCGATGACAGCTCCACCGGCAACGGCACCTCCGTTTTCGACCACAGCTTTTTCCTGAAGTCCAATGTCCTCGACAATACCGCGAACGCGATTGTTCGATGGCGCCACGCTTTGATTCTACCCGGCGGCAGCAATTCGTATGAAGACGCGAATGTTTCACAGCTACCGTTTGATCCTCTTACGTTTTCGTACAACGGAATCAGACTTCACAACGTCAAGTTTACGCAATCCTCCGGAGGCGCTTTAACGGAAACGAAAAAGGCGGTTGGAACCCTGGAGTCAAGCGCGAGCTACGGTGCCTCCTACCGACTTTCCTTCACAAACGGCCTTGAGGGCGCGGTCGCGGCGGGAAGTACGGCCTACGAGTTGTTCCTGCCAATGCGCTGCAACGCGGTTGTGGACTACTCGACGACCGCTGCGGACATCATGGAGCAAATCGCGGCGGTTGGATGGGGGAGCGTCCATTATCGCGACTCGAAGATCGGGATAACGATCGATAAGCCCAGGAAATCGCAGGCGGGTGTGGCGGACACTCCGGTTACGTTGATCACTCCGCGGAACACGAAGGCCGGTTCATTGCGTGGTACCAGGCAGTTCCCAGAGATCGCCCACGCGACAAGGGTAAACTTTCAAACCGAAAAGGGTGTGACATCAGAAAGAATTGTCTACCGCCCAGGATACGCATCAGCCGCAGGGGATGGGGTAAAGAAGGCGACGATCTTCGACCAGATGGACACCTGGGGCGTGGTCGATCCTGACCAGGCCTACCAGATGGCGAAATTCAACATCATCGCGCGAGACTACCGAAATGAAGTGATCGAGGTGGAACTCGACCTCGAAAACCTGTGGATCGAGCGCGGTGACCTCGTCGAGTTTTCTCACGACACCCCGATGATCGGAACGAGCTATGCCCGCCTGACAGCGGTTGCGCTCGATGGCTCCAACGAACTCGACACCATCACAACGGACGAACCGTCAACGCTGGAATTTGGCAAGGCGTATGGCGTGAGAATCCGATCCGCGGACGGTCAATTCGTGACCACTCCGGTCACAAACCCGGCCACTTCTGGGAATCCGAGCGTTTCGACGAAAACGCTGACGGTTACCGGGTCGATCGCCGCAAGCTCTGCACCGGAAGCTGGTGATTTGGTCGCCTTCGGCGAGCTCGGCGTGGAAACCAACAGGATGGTCGTGATCGGAATCTCCCCCACCGACGATCTATCCGCGCGCATCACGATGGTGAGCGAAGCAGCGGACATGTGGCCGGCGCTTCGACAGGAAAACAGCATCCGGCCGACATACACGCCCGGCACCCAGATCACCGACGACACGAAACCGGGCGAACCGACGGTACTCGGATGGATCTTCGGACCCGACTTCGTCGATATTGACCTCGCGACAAAATCGTTTGAGCACGTCCCGGCAGGCCAGATCGAAGGCGCCTGGCGAGACAACGCTGGAGGCAGTTGGAATCCGACAGTGACGGTGATGGCAGAGGCGACTACAACCATCCGTTTCGAGTGGCCGTACACCAGCAACCAATCAGGACGGGGAAAGCGCTGGTTCCAATTCCGCGCGATCCGATCGGATACGTTTTCAGCGTCGAACTGGACTGCCCTGGGACCGCTCGAGCCAGAGCTCGACGCAGCATTCATTCCTAATGACATATCCACCTCCCACCTAGAGGCAGCGGTGGAGGATGGTGATTGGGTACTGGATTGGGAGTTAAACATCGGGTCGGCCGCTCCCGACACTCTCACTGAGAGTGAGAATGTGAGCGCCAGCATCGACGTTCTGAGATCAGAAACTCCAGTACTGGAAGGAAGGCGTCCCGCCGAGCTCTCGCGATACGTCACAAACTTTCGCATCATCGTCATCGAGTGGCCTGGAAACGAAGGCCTCCACCTCGCACCCAACTACGACAACCTTCCGATTTCTGCCCATCGACCAGAGGGGAAGTGGTTTCCAAGCGAGCGACGGAACGGATGGGCGCCTACCGACGACTTTGTCAACTCCTCCCACGTAAAAGTGAGGGAAGAATCGGTCGGTGGCGACGTGAGAAACTGGCGGTACACACACGAAATGAACGCGGCGGACCACGACGGAGTTGCGTCAAGGGGGGTTTTCCAGTTTAACGTCATCCCGGTTGTGGAGAAGGTTCCGAGCTTGGGTTGGGGACACGGTCGAAAATACGAAACCAAGTACGACCCGCCGCCGCCGACTCCGACCCTCAGCTACATCTCTCAGCCAATGGGCCGCGCCGCAGTCGATTTCGAGTTTGCGGGCCAGGTCAAAAATCCCGATGTTGAAGGCATTCTGATCTGGGCGACCGAGACGAGCGGCTTCAAGCCAATGGCCGACAACCTCGTCTATTCCGGGCCGGCGTCGGATGTTGTTTCGGTCATCGGCCTGGCTCCGACGCGAACGTATTTCCGCTGGGCGACGTTCGACAAATTCTACCGAGCAGGCGACCCCCCCTCGACGCTGCACGTCCACCCTGACGAGGCGACGTTCTCGCCGGTCGCCGCGTCAGGAACGAGCGACATCGCGGTGGGGGATATGACGAATCTGTTCCCAGACCCGAGCTTCAACTACGTTGGCGGGTCGGCTTCGCTGAAAGATTTGTTCTCCGTTTACACCGAGGGGCGAGACCCTTACATGACGCACCCTTTGTCGCCCGACGGAGTTGGAGAAGAATCATGGGGCGTCGTCTCGATGATCGATCCCCTCGACAACCTTCCGGGGAACTTGATCTATCCAAAAGCCGGCACACAAATGCTCTCGTTCAACCCCGCAAAGTCGCTCGGTTTTGACGGCCACGGGAAACGGTTGTTCCAATTTTTCTGGCAAGCCACTGGTAACTACGCCGACGGAACAGCTCCGACCGACTGGACAAAGTTCGAGGTCGGCGCAGAAATCGAGTGGCAGATCAATAACACAGGCCCCACCTACTACGGGACAATTTTCGACCTCTTGCTAGACGAGTCGGGAGCCACCCAGACACCCGGAGTAATCGAACCGGAGTTCGTCAACTGCTATGCGCACCAACCCGGCACCCACCCTATCGATAAAACCGAAGACGACGAGACGACGAAGACGATGATCCGGCTCCGATCCGACCCGACAAATCACTTCGGTCGGGTCGCGTATAGCGTCAACATGACTGGCGGCTTTTCTGCCTCAAATGCTCCGCCGAATACGATGTTGCTATTCCCAAAGTTCGAGAGCCGGATGCCGCTTTTCGCTGACAAAGCGCAGAATGGTTTCGGCACCTCCGGCATTGCGACGGCGTTTTCGTGGTCTACATCGAACTCGATGCTTCCGGCGGACGCGCAGATTATGTCAGTCAGACCCGGCGACCAGTTCGAGTTGGATCTGTGGTTTAACCGAACGCGCTGGTTCTACGGTAGCGATGGCCGGATGTTCAACGCGCAGTTGGTTATGTACGACGGAGACGGCTACTACATCACAAAATACAGTGATGACGGCGGCTCGACATACAAGTCCACCGGAACCCAACACTCAATGGAATGTCTCGTCGCGAGTGAAAGCCCCGCATCCGACGCTGTTGGTGGCTTCGACCTGGGGGTGCAGACCTGGGATACGTGGATCAGCATAACGCACGAATTCACAGTTCCTTCGCACGTCACCCGCGCAACTCGCACCGTCGCAGAACACGTCGAGCATGGCACAGACGGGGTGCCGACAACGGTCTCTCGGATGGGTCTAGCGATCGTACCCGAGGGCTCATCCCTTTCCAGTCGGCTGATTTCCGGGCCTCGCTGGGAACCAAGCGGTGGCGTTTTGAATACGGCGGCGGCGGCGGGCGACGGAGACAGTTCCAACAAATTGTTGGTTGACCAAGACGTTTCCAACACAGGAACTCTTCCGCTTAGAGTCGCTCCGAACGGGAGATACAACTACGACGTGGAGATAGAACTCGACGACGGCAGCACGCACGGGGCACGGCTGATTTCGACGACTACGTTGAATAGTGACCCTTCCACGACCGAGGTCGAGATCGCCCCGGTTTTGTCGGGGGCGGCGGGTATCGGAAAACGCATCTACCACCGAAAAAACGGCGAAGCGGTACTTCTGTTTGACCAAGTCGAATTCAAGCCCGTTACTCAATCGCGGGGCATCGCGACCTCGGCGGTGGTCGCGGACAAAATCGGCGCGTCGGCGGTGGTCGCGGAGAAGCTCGCCACCGGCTCCGTCGAGACGGCGAAGATCCTCGACGCCAACGTCACGACGCCAAAGATCGCGGCCGACTCGGTGACCACCAGGGCAACTGTGAAAACCTCCGCAGTGCAAACATCGGGAACGATCAACTCCTATTTGCAGACACTGTCGGTGGAAAACGCTGACACAGCAACACGCCCGGTTGAGGTTACTTGGACCGGCGAGATTTACCGCCCGACCGACTACTCAACCAATGCGGACTGGGCGCCCTACTTCTCTTGCTACACCTACTCAACCGAAACCACGCTTGCCGCAGCTTGGCCGAGCGGCACCAGCTCAATACAGGTTTCATCCGTGACTGGCTTTGCGGTCGGCGACAAGGTCAGCGTCGGGCTGCACACGCTGAACCAAAACATCACACACGGATGGGAGATCCAGTCCATCTACCAGAACATCATCACGTTTACGCAAAACAATTTCTGGGCGGCAACCTCCGGAGCCTTGGTTTTCAAAGAAGACGACATCGTCTTGAGTGACGAAAGGGTGGTACCGGCAGAGACCACAGGCACGGGGGCTTTGCAGTCCTTTTCTTTTTCAGCTCTTTCCACCTTGCCGTCGGAGACGACGAGCAAGATTCTGTTCAGCTTCAGGAACAACGGAAACAACTTCTGGCAACACGCCGCTATCGCCGCTGGAGCCCATTACGACGCGAAGGTCGTGAAGCGGTGATGAACGAGCTGGAACTCGCGCGCCACCTTCGGCGCGGCCAACTCAACGAAAACTTCCGAGCCAAAATCAAACAAGGGCATCTGTTTTCCGGCTGGTTGATTTCCTTCGACGACCGCGCTGTCTCACGTATGGCAACCGTCCTCGCTGAACTCCGGGCCGGCGAGTCGGGCGCACATGGCGGGTTCTGGATCTGTCAGGACAACGAACGAATCGAATTGAATGACTCGGAGGCGGTCTTTCTTCTGGCGTCCGCAATCACCGCCCGGCTCGAGCTCGACCAGGCGTATCTCGAAGCGAGAGACGAAATCAACGCAGCGACGACCGAAGAGGAAATCCTCGCCGTCGAAATTGAGATTGGAGGGGGGAGTTAGATGGCACAGGTCTCCGGCGGGAGTGTTCGGGTTGAGAACGGCTCGAACACAATCCGACACATTTGGGACGTGCAGCTCGAAAACGGGGCGTCCGCCTTTGCTGAAGGTGACGTGATTACCTGGGACGGAGGCAGCGGCAGCACAGGGGGTGACGGGGTCGTCGCATCGTTTACGGCCGGCACACTGAGGCTGTACTTCTACCGAACAGCCGGCGCAAATCCGACTGTCGGGGAAACGATCACCGACAGTACCACTACAAAAACTGGAGCCATCGCTAGCTTCTACCCAAACTCTCCACCAAACTGGAGCACCGACCCAGACATCACCTCGGGTGGAACGAAAATGGTGGTGTTTGGATCGGACGCGACGGGGAACTACACGCTAGCCGCGTCCACCCAGCACACTTCAGACACGTTTGAGTTGACGACGAACTACGTCGGAACGACTGGAACCATCGTCTCTTACGGCATCCACACTGATTTCACACCGAATCTCGGGCTTCCCACGGTCAACTACGGAGACGTAAACGCGGTTGCGCTAGTGACGCGCGGCCTAGTCGAACTCGACCGGCGTGGGAAATTCCGAGGCGCGATGGTCACGATGACGGCGCAGCAGACAATCGCCGCCGCGACCGAAACGACGATCGTGCCGGGCACGACCGCCTACGACACGGACACATGGGTCGCGACGGCAAACGCGGGGTTCTTCACAGTGCCGAGCGGCGTGGCGAAGGTGAGAGTTTCGTTCTCCGTCCGCGCCGTCGCGGACGTTGTCTCGACCTGGCGCTGCCATGTGCTGAAAAACGCGACGACGAGTTACGCCGGGTTTACGGAAACTAACTATGCGGCGGTAGACGACGCCACTCCGATCACCGGAAACTCTCCGGCCATCGCAGTGGCGGCGGGCGACACGCTCAAATTGCAAACCCTGGTTTCGGCGGAAACGATCGTCGCGCTCGACTCAGCGACGTGGTTTGCGATCGAAGCCGTCGAGCTCACAGCGGCGAGCTAGGAGAACCCAATGGCCGAGGTCGAATTGACGGTGACGAAATTCGGGGAAACAGTCCAGTGGGTGCAGGCGAACGCGGACGGACACGCCTACACGAATGACGGGTTGACGATCTTGATGGTCGATAACACTTCCGGTGGGGCGTTCACCGTTCAGCACAATGAGCAGAGACAGTGTGACTTTGGGCACGCCACCGTCAATGACACCGACCCGTGCCCTGACGGCGGGATCACCCGCGTGTTCCGAGCGCAGAACATCGTGCGTTTTAACGACTCAGCGGGAAAGACGCACATCGAATTCACGACCGCAGTTCCAGGCGACGCGACTCTCCGGGTCGCCGTCGTGTCATATACCTCTTAGGAGTCAAACATGAAACGCGCCCTCCTCGTCGCAGTCCTCGTCGCCTTTTTGACCGGCGGCTATAGCTTTGCCCAGACGGAATTCCAGCCCAGCGTGAGTTCAACCGCAAAAATCGCGGACGAGGGGACTACGGTCACCCGCCGCGACGTGCTGAATTTCACGGGCGTCGAGATCACTTGCACGGACGACGCCGGAAACGAGCGGACGAACTGCGCCCTCGACACCGGCCTCGCGACCGGCACCTCGGGGACGATCCCGAAGTTCGGAAGCTCCAACACCCTCGTCGATTCAATCGTAACCGAGAGCGGGACGACCGCGACGGTGGCCGGATCGGTGAACACGACCGGCGGCGTTGACGTACAGGGCGCAGCGGGGATCACACTCTCGAACGACGAGACGATCACCAACGCTGTGGACGGCACGGTGAAGGTTTTGGGGATCTTGAGCGTCCGCGATTCGAGCGACCTCAACGCAACGGGCGGCGGAGTTGTTCACGTTGGCAGCAGCGACACCGACTACCTGGCCCTCGACCCGAACGAGATACAAGCGATGACCGGCGGCGCGGCGGGCGAGCTGCATATCAATACCCACGGAGGCGGGACAAACGTCCACAGCGTCACCGACGGGGTGTTCTCGGTGAATACGAGCGACCTCTACGTGGAGGCGCTGGGCGACATTGGCGCGGGGACGACCGACCCCGACGGAAAATTCCACATCTGGGCGGGCAGCTCCGGCGGTAGCCCGAGCGGCGACTTCATCGTCGAAGAC